TCCTACAGGAGCAGACTCTATAGTTACAGGTCCCACAGGGGCAGACTCTATAGTTACGGGTCCCACAGGGGCAGACTCTATAGTTACGGGTCCCACAGGGGCAGACTCTATAGTTACGGGTCCTACGGGAGCAGACTCTATAGTTACGGGTCCCACGGGAAGTCAAGGAGTTACGGGTCCTACGGGAGCAGACTCTATAGTTACGGGTCCTACAGGAAGTCAAGGAGTTACGGGTCCTACGGGAGCAGACTCTATAGTTACGGGTCCCACGGGAAGTCAAGGAGTTACAGGTCCTACGGGAGCAGACTCTATAGTTACGGGTCCTACGGGAAGTCAAGGAGTTACAGGTCCTACAGGAGCAGACTCTATAGTTACGGGTCCTACGGGGCCGACTGGTGATAACTCAGGTCTTGCTAGTAGGCTAAAATTCTTTAGTGGAACTGGTCCTGATAATGCTCTAAAGTCTATATTATCAGTTAGTCTTCCGTCAGATGGGGATACACTTTCTATATTTGTAGAGGTGGGGATGAGTGATCAGACGTCTGGTGATCCTGCTTCAGCATTGATGAACATTTCGTGGTTAGCTAGAAATACTTCAGGAACAGTGACTGCAGAAATTGTGAGAACTTTTAGGGATAGAATAAATGGTAGTGACCCTAAAATTGGGAGTAATATCAGTGGTACAACATCAGAATTACAAATAGAATGGTCTCCAAATTCAGGTAATGTGTACAATTGGGTAGCTAAAGTGACGGATTATTCGACACCGACAGTAACGATTACACAATTATAAAATATTGTTGATAATAAAGTTTTAGAAATGTCAGTAATTAATCAAGGTTTTGAATCTGTGGTTAGTATTAATGGAGATGCCAAGTATAAATCTATTGTAGAAGCAATAAACGCTGGAAATAAATCTATTTATGTCAGGAATGGAGTATATATTGAACCTTCTGACATAATCATACCAGAAGGAGGCCAACTGGTAGGAGAAAGCTTCGGTTCTGTCTATATAGTAGGTAAAAGTGTTAAAATCGATGGCAATAACGGAGTATATGAATCTAGTGGAACAATAAGTATAAACAATGGAAGTACACTTGTTACTGGAGTAGGCACAACTTTTACTAATTTGTCAGCAGGTCAATATATATCGGTAGCTAATAATTTTATGGAAATCGATACCGTAACTAACGATACAACATTAAATTTAAAAGTATCTTATCGAGGAAAAAATATATCAGGCAATACATATCTTGCTCAGACCATGTATAATGGTATACGTATAAAAAATTTTATCGTGGCAAATTCACCCGCAGAAGGGGTCTTCGTAAGAGGAGTTAAGCAAAGTTCGATTTCAAACATAGCTTGTGTAGAATGTACAGGTTCCGGTTTTAAATTTTCCGAAATGGGAGATTGTGTAATAAATACATTGGTCGCCACTAATGGAATATCTCACGGAATAGAAGTTATAAATAGCGTAGATCTATTACTAGATGTATGCAATGTATATAACAATTCTGGAATCGGTATTAAAGTTGGAGGCACCTCCAACTTTATTTCTGTATCTCGAGCTACTTGTACTTGCAATTCATCGTACGGAATCCATATAACCGACACAAGTACAGAAGTAATTCTCTTGAACTCTTATTCTAAACTTAACAATGCAGACGGGATGAAAACAGATTCGACGACATCCGATATCACTTTTACAGGTTGTATATGCACCGATAATAACGGAAACGGTATACTCATCGATTCTCCAAATTCAGTTATAGTATCTAATATCTCTAGAAAAAATTCAGCAAACGGTATAAGAACAAACAGTAATTCTATGATAGACAACAATAACTGTACAGATAACGGCGGAGATGGTATACATACTACCGGAGACAATACCAGCATTGTTTCCAACACTTCTTCAAACAATACAACAAACGGTGTGTGCATAGAAGGAAAAAATTGTTCTATAACGGGAAATATAAGCACATCCAACTCAACAGGAATAAATCTCAGCAACACATCAAACAGAAATAATATAGTCTCAAATCAATCCACAAACAATATTTTATCAAATATAAGCGATGCCGGAACAAATAACACACAAACTAATAACGTCGTTGATACTTAAACCAGCTTCGCAATCAACTAGTGAAGAAAAGAAACTATCACCAGTTTAAAAATTATCATTCTAATATTAGAATGATAACGAAACAAAATTTAAAAACGATAGAGGAGCCCTGCCAAGACCCACCTTTATCTAGGGGATGAAGACGCAACCCAAGTCAGACGGGTTTGGTCATTAAAGCCCCAAGTATGGGGCTTTAATGCGTTCAATTAGTTTCGATTTACGAACTGTGGTAAATTAGACGTTGTTACGTTTACGGAATTACCGGTGACGGCTATGTCTGGGGAGGTTTGTAGGGTCGTTGCTCTTATTTGGTTACAAGTATTTCCGTGTACAGTAAGTTCTGTGATTGCGTTAGGCCCATCAAATACAATATCCGTATTATTAGGGATACTGTTTGAATTAACAACTGAGAATGATAATTTGTTGAATTTAATTTCCATATTTGCTGAACCAAGGTTGTCTAAGACATTTTTGTTTATCGATAAATAGTCTATCGAGGAATTTGCATTCCCAATCTGAAATGTTGATGGAGCTACAGTTGAGTTATTTGCAACACTCAATGATGATATAGTATCTGCGTCAGCGATAAAGTTAACTGATACAAGATTATCGTTTATCAAGCCGCTTATTGTACTAGCATATATTTCTACATTCTGACGAATATCATTACCTTTAATCATTAACCTTTGAGCATTGGTTATAGGACTTCCAGAAGAACCAAACTCTAAATTACCACCAAGTACTCGATTATTTGAAAACATGATACCATTATAATCATCTCCGGTAAAAGTAGAGGAACGAAATATATTATTTCTAAAAGAAGCCCAACCTTGTACTGACACTGGATGAACAAAATTTAGGACAGAATTATTTGCAAATATTCCAGACCAAGAATTGCCAGGTGCACCAGTCACTGTGAAATTCGACGCAAAGTTATTACCAGTAATTTTTAAATTCGTTCCATAACCCATTTGTACATCGCCGGCCACATTATTATCTATAAATCTATAGTCGGTTAGAACAGCATCAACTTGAATAGTTCCCCCAAAAACACTTTTAGAAACTTCGGATTTTGTTGATCCACCAGTTGCAACAAAATCTCCAGTTACTTTCGTATCGTGAATTTCGTATCTTGAATTTCCGTCTGTCGATGACATAGAAAGCCCTCCGTTTATTTGTGATTCTCTAATATTAACAATGTCAGTAACATCAATGCTTAAAGTAGACCCGTTAAATATAACACTATCCATATTAAAATTGGAACCTTGTACAGTTCCCATTACAGAGTTTAATGTAATGTTTTCTAAACTTATATTCACACCGTTAATAGTAGGATCTGCAAGTGTTCCACCTCCATTAACCATTGAATTGTCTGTAATAATACCACCGTCTACCGTCGCATTAGGCATTATATGTAACATACCTCCCGAGAAGGTTGTGAGCATATGCGTACCATCACGTACGCATATATTTGCGTTTCCAGTATTTATAGCTGTGCTAAGATCGCTAAAAACAAATTCGTCATCTGCTAAACCTGCATATTCAGTTGTTACAATAGCTTCAATACAGTCTGGTGTTGTTACGGCACCTGTAGGACCGTCCGGTCCTGTAGGGCCTGTTCCAGAAGACAGATTATTAAATACACCACCACTTGGTTCATACGCACTTTTTGTTCCATGTGCTACTATTTGAAACAGAGACATTTATTAATATAATTAATAAATATAATTAAGAAAAAAATTACCCGATAACTATGGAACTAAATTTTCTGTAGAAACATCCGCACCATTAAAATTTACTGTTGAAACCTGATTTCTATTATGAACAACCCAATTGTTCCCTGCATTTTGTAGGAGATTTACTTGGATTAAATTAACCTTGTTTCCAGATATAACATTATTAAAACAAGACGATGCTGTTGCACAGTTATTAATAAGAATATCCCCACCCAAAGCATTGTTATTAATTGTATTAGATTGGAAGATAGTTGACGTAATTCCAGGCAGAAATTCGAACAACATCGAAGGGGTCGTACTACTATTAACAACATTGGAAGAAAATACGCAATTTCTTATGTCTTCGTTGAGTTCTCCACCTGGGTTCTGGAATTGGACCCGCAATTGGGCTCCTTGAGCATCTATCACATTATTGTTAATAGTTACGGTGTCGACTGTCTTTTGAGGTGCAACAACTATTCCGTTTGGATCAACTCCAAAAACCGTGTTGTTATTTATGTTCGAATAGCTAATATCGTTACACGATAAAATAAATGTTCCAAGAGAATTCCCCTCAAATATAAAATTACTAAAATCTTGACTAGTCCCCGCTGTTCCAAAAATCGCACCAGCATTACCGAATGTATTATTAGTAAAAGATGAATTTGATACAGCTCCGCCTATTTGTATACCATTTGTGAACACATTTTCGTCGAATTTAAACCCATTATAATCAACTGTTGTCAGAGCTGAAGAAAATACGGTTGATACATTACCGTAAAACAAACCACTCATTTCAGTAGAAACCTGGGTAGTAGTAATAATAACCCTACCTGCAATTCTGTTATTTAAAACTTTAACATTATTAGATCTAGGTAAGGTTAAATTACTTCCTATATCATTATTAGACAAATGGAGGTTGTCTTGAATGTTCACGAATGTAACAAGTCCTTCAACTACATTATTGGTAATATAAGCAGATGTTGTTGGGTCCGAAATCAGTATTCCATTTGTTGAACCTTCAAATTTATTATCGTGTATATAAACTGGCGAGCCTTCAGGTCCCATTCGAAGCAACCCTTGTAGTATTGACTCTCTTAATGTGAAATTGCTACCAACATACGTTAATACGGTAGCATCGTGATTAATGTTTTCGATAACATAATTATCGCCTGTCATAGAAGTAGGACCTATAAGATGTAAATTTTTTATCATTATGTTATTTCCATTGAAAGCAACATTTTGAAGAGTTCCATCTCCATCTAAAATAGTATTACTTCCTATTGTTCCGTCAGTCACAGTTGCCCCTGCCATAACGTGTAATTTACCTCCTGAAAAGGAAGTGAATGAGTAACTACCATCGCGTACGCATATGTTGTTATTTCCATCTAAAATAGCATTATCTAGATCATCATAAATGAATTCATTATCAGCATAAACATCTTGCTCTGTTGTTACAATAGCTTCAGTACAGTCTGGACCGGTCATAGGATTAATAGGTCCTGTAGCACCAGTTGGTCCAGCTGAGCCACCAACACCACTATCTCCAAAATTACCAGATGGTTCGAAAGCACTTTTAGTTGCGTGTGCTACTATTATAAATTTAGACATTTATTTATAGTTAGATATTATTTTATTTTACGGATTTGTTCCTGTCGTAGCTATATTATTTACAAGTGGTGTTCTATTTCCAGCAACATAGTTGCCTGTTTGGGCATTTGTGGAACTAATAGAACCGAATGCTGTATTTCCTGATACACAAGTTTGTGTCATAATATTCAATAACACCTGAAAATTTATAACGTCGCATATATTATCATTGACAACACAATCTTGTAGACTATTATTAGAAGGTTGTAAGTCAATGTCATTATTAACAGTATCCTTAAGAATATTGCCGCTAACAACAGTTTGTCTGATTCCATTGTCTTGTGACAAAAGTATCAGATCATTACTCACAACATTGTTCGATATATTACAGGTATTTATTCCAGATCCTGGGACAAAAGTTGTAATGCTTATTGGAACCATTTGATCACTACAAAAATTATTTGTTATAACAGACTGATCGAATGTAAAACAAACGATAGTAATACCGTAACATAAATTACCATCAATAATGCTTGTTTCGACTGTATCCTGTTGTACTGAATCGCCAGTAATTTTTATTTCACCTATAACATTATTATTTGAGATGGAACATTGGCTCAATTGTCCTTTCCATTCAAGAGTTTTAGAAATATTATTTCCATCAATCTTTAGATACTGAGCATTTCCTGCAGTAGTATTACTAGTAATTCCATTGCCGAAATAATTGTTAGTTATGACACCACTCCAATCCCCAAAATTTGCTGTGTCAAAAGACGCTGCTTCTCCTATATTGTTATTGTTCATTAAAAGATTTTGTGACGTACGTAAGGTAAAATCTCTCGCGATATCATTCCCAGAAAGTTGTAGGTCAACAGAATACGCACTTGATCTAAATGAACCAGATATTAAATTATTTGTAATTTGTGAATTGTTTAAAGGAGTAACTGAGGTAAAAGAACCAGTTATTGTATTATCATGTAAATTTAGCGATGATATTGATTCTGTACCAGAATAGTTAAAGTCGGAATTAAATGTAGAAGATTTTACATATTGTTCGTGATTAGTTTGCGAATTTATTGTAAATGCTGTATTGGTTGTAGTATTATAGGTTATATTTTCTATTCTCACATTATTTCCATTAATGGCAGCACCAAGTTCCTGGATAAAAATATTTCTGATTTCTATATCATCTCCATTTATAATGGCATTAGCCAAAGTACCCCCTCCTTCAACTATCGACCCATTACCTATTGTTCCAAAAAAAGCTGTAGTAACAGTGGCATTAGGCATTATTGTTAAATTAGCACCTGCGAATGGCACACTCAAAATATATGTTCCATCTCTCACACATATATTAGTACTAGCACTAACACCACCTATAGCAGTATTTAGATCATTAAAAATAAAGGTGCCATCTGCTAAAAAACCATATTCTGTAGTTACTACAGCTTTTTCACAATCTGGTCTTGCCATTTGATAAGGGCCAGTAGGACCTGTCGGACCTGTAATACTTCCGTCTACAGATGATAGAGTCGGCGTGTCTTGAGGTTCAAAAGCGCTTTTAGTTGCATGCGCTACTATTACGAATTTAGACATTTATTTATAGATAGATATAAATTTAAACATTCTTATTTTATTAATAAAATAAGATAAACAACATGATAACGAAACAAAGCTGGAAAGAAACTATTTGGTCATTACAAAGAAAATAAACAAACTAAAGCCTATTTACAGGCTCTAAAAAGCGTTATCGGAATTCCCATAACGAAATTAATTATTGTGAAACAAGCCGGAAATTCGAAACTTCAAGGTACATGGGTGCATAGAAAAGTAGCTATACATCTCACCCAATGGATCTCTCCTATTTTTGCAGTGCAGGTAACCAATTGGGTGGGAAAACACAAAGACGGAGATGCTAAGAATAATAAAAGTGTTATCCTAGCAGGTGACGGTATTTTTAATTGCCAACTCACTCTAAAAGATGGTAAGACTGTAAAGATTCCTATGAGAGAAGACGGATATGTGAATGTTACTCTGTTATGTAAAGCAGCAGGCAAAAGAATAGATAACTGGAATCGTTTAAAAAATACTAAGGAATTGTTCGCAGAACTTTCTAACTCCCTCGGATTCGAGGGAGTTAGAATTAAAGAGACAGTTCAAGGTAAAAACGGTGGTACATATCTTCATCCTGATTTAGGCATACAATTGGCCCAGTGGATCTCTCCATCATTCGCAATTCAAGTTTCGAGATGGACACGAGAACTCCACGATCAACTCAGAAAGAAAAGAAACTATCACCAGTTTAAAGATTATCATTTTAATATTAAAATGATAACGAAACAAAATTTAAAAACGATAAAGGAGCCCTGTCAAGACTTACCTTTATCATATGATAACAAGAACGTCTTTAAACCTGAATATAACGAAATAATATTGCATAAGTTAGTAGTTTCAAAAAATAGCACTATCGACATTCCTGTCAGAAAAGATGGTATGGTAAACGCGACTCTACTTTGCAAAGCTGGAAAGAAACTATTTGCCGACTACAATAGAAATAAACAAACTAAAGCCTATTTACAGGCTCTAAAAAGCGTTATGGGAATTCCCATAACGAAATTAATTATTGTGAAACAAGCCGGAAATTCGAAACTTCAAGGTACTTGGGTTCACAGAAAAGTGGCCATACATTTAGCTCAATGGATCTCTCCTATTTTTGCAGTGCAGGTAACCAATTGGGTGGACGAACTCCTTATTACAGGTCAAGTCACTCTTGGTCAAGAAAAATCTAATAAAGAACTGGAAGATGCCTTCCAGAAGAAGATCCAATCCCTCCAAGAAACAGTTAAAACCCTATCAACAGAAAACTTACAAATAAAAAATACATACTCACACCTAGCAGAACTCCACGATCAACTAGTGAAGAAAAGAAACTATCACAAGTTTAAAAGAGGGAATTGCGTCTACATTGTAACAGATAGATGGAGAGAAAGAAATTATCTCAAAGTCGGTTACACAGACAATATCAATGCTCGTCTAAGAACTTACAGGACTAGCATGCCAGATACAAAAATAGAATTCCTATTATACCTAGATCAACACAAACTAATCGAAAAATGCGTCAAAACGCGCTACGAGAAAAAACTTGTTCAAAAAAATCACGAATATCTCATAGATACTAAAGTAGAAAATCTAGTAAAATGTATAAAGTCTCTAGTAAAGTACCTCCAAATTGAAACAACCGAAGAAGAAGGTTTAGCACTCTATAATGAACCCTACAAGACTTATAATCTTGTTTTCGTCGACCAAGACGGTAACGTAGAAGACAATACAGATCCTGTCGAAATAGAATCTGAAGACGAGAAAAGCGAGGCAGAACCCGAGTCTGAACCAGAACCTGAGGTGTATAACTGTAAGTTTTGCACTAAAGAATATAAACATAAAGGCAATCTTGTAAGACACCTTAGAAAAGTACACGGGGAAGGTAAAGAAGAATATGATGACGGGAAGACTTGTAAAATATGTAATAAAGTTTTTAGAGACCGAGGAAAGCGTAATAGGCATGTCAGATCTGTTCACGAAAAATCTACAAAGGTGAAATGCACCTTATGCAATAAGACATACTCAACTAAGGATATACTAAATGCCCATGTTAAAAATGTGCATGAAAAGAAAGGGAAATCTGAGTGTAAATTATGTGGTAAGACATGCTCAAATCCGGGTAATCTGCGCAAACATATCAGAGAAACACATAAGAGATTGTCTGATGTTGACTGTAAAATATGCGGAAAAACATTTCACAACAAAACTAACCTTACACAGCATATAAAAAATGTGCATGATCGGAAAGAGAAGTCAAGGTGTGAGATATGTGATAAGACGTTGCTAACAAAATCTGGATTATGGCACCATATGGCAAGAATGCATAAGGTGGTTAGGTGAATAATCCTAAAATAAATTTTTAAACTTTCGGAAAGTTTAAAAATATTTTAAAAAAAATTGAATTGAAATAATAGCTATCTAAAAACTAACAGAATCATAATAAAGATGTCCATGTCCGAAAATACTCAACTAACTACAGCCTCTGGCTATGATACCAAACGTATGATTTTTTCTGAGCCACAAGTTGGATCTATTCCCAACAGTATTCCTCAGATTTCATACAAAAGAATAACTATTTCGACACGCAACCCTGACGAAACTTGCGGTGATCTGATTATTCCGACAAGCAGGTTATTTAGCTTTGGTGTTAGCGAGAATACCAATCCTGAGACTAAGAAGGTCAACGGATACGTGATGCCATTATGTCTCTACAATAGAGATGGTCCCAGCAAAGAAGAGAAGGCATTTGTCGAAACTTTCAACAATATTGTTGAGAGGTGTAAGGACCACCTTGTTGAAAATCGAGAAGAAATTGAAATGTACGAATTGGAAAAACGAGACCTCAAGAAGCTGAATCCATTATACTGGAAAAGAGAAAAAGGAAAAATAGTTCCAGGAACAGGGCCAACTCTGTACGTAAAACTCATCGTTTCCAAAAAGCAGAATAAGATCGTGTCAATGTTTTACAATCATAATGACGAACCTGTGGATCCTCTCAAGCTACTTGGAAAATATTGCTACGCTACGTCTGCTATTAAGATTGAATCCATATTCATCGGCAACAAGATCTCTCTTCAGGTCAAGCTTTATGAATGCGAAGTTAAACTTATGGAAACAGGAATGAGACGCCTCATGCGACCTAAGGGTCAACGACGGGTTCTAAATGCTCAGAGTTCTCGCCCGCTCGATGATGTTAACGATAACGAGAAAGAAGCAGAAAATGTAAAGGAACCTACCTCTGACGGAATCCAAGACAGCGATTCAGAACCAGAACCAGAACCAGTACCAGTCCCAAAGAAGAGATCTGAACGCAAGAAGACTAAGCGTCGGGTTAAGAAGGTTGTCAGGCGATCCACAGATTCAGCAGAATAATCTTAAGAATCTTAAGAATATTAAGAATATTAAAAATTATAGTCTTATTATCAGGTATAATAAGACTTAAACAATCATCACTTCTGATAAATGAGTAAATCATCAAGATCGGAACTAAATACACGTTTGACAAGATATCCTCGTAGGCCGCGAATAGATAGGAATTATAATTCCTATAATTCCTATAATTCCTTATCTAACGTTCGCCCTCGTTCAATACGTCGTAGTGCTCAGTTAGATTTTATTCCTGGGTGTAGGATCGTAAGGGCAAGTTATAGAAGCAAGTTATAGAAGCAAGTTATAGAAGCAAGTTATAGAAGCAAGCAAGTATTTATTCCTACATAGGAATAAATATCTAACAACATAATTCCCCTAACAAAGTAGGATCACTAACAAAGTTAGGATATAATGTATCAATATCATCAGAAATATGACTCAATTTCTCTTTGGAAATATCCTTTAGAGTCTTAGTTTCGAGATCAGCAAGATATTCATCGATCTGTTTGATACGTTCATCATGTTGGTTAATATAATAATTGGTATCGAATACTAAGTATGAATTCAAGTTGGCCTCCTTAAGTTCTCCAAGCTTCTCCTTGATTTTTAGAGCCTTATTCTTATAATATTCTTTATATTTTTCAACCATTTTATCAAGAATTTTATTCTCTAACCGAGTGATTTTCTTAGATTTGTTGGTCGTTGTTTGAGAGTCAAGGTTATAATTAATGCATCTAAGTTTTTGGACAAAGATCTGTTCGAATAAATAATCAACTAGACGCTGATCAACACTGCTCATTTATTAATTACAAGATTTTATTTTTTGATAGTTTTTTTAATCCACCCATTTATTGATTTACCGATAGTCTGTTTCACCTTATTAATATCAAAGGCCCAATAATTCACTGTAATTATTTCAAGAAATGCTATCTCTACAACAGCCACAATAGATACCAATATCAAAGCACTCTTAATATGCACATGAAACGGTAAACAGTACCCCGATAAATACAACCCTAGAATGACTAAAATACTCAATACCACACATATACCAAGCACTGCGTAGGTTTTTTTCCTTATATCGGCATTCGATTTTAATATCTCTTTGTGTTCACCCCTGTTCACACTTTGTCTTGCTTTCTCCAAAGAAGTGTTTAGAATAATCGATGTTAAGTCCGCCGGTTGAGCCTGAACAATATCTCCCAAATATGGTGCCATATCATCCACTATATCATCCACTATGTAATCCATCTGTACCGTGGATGCTTGATTCTCAGCCTGAATTGTATATATAAAGAAAAAGAAGACTAAAAATACAAACGTCAATATAATCTGTGCGAAAATATGAAACCCCCTGTTCATTATTTTACTCTCTAATTTACACTTAACCATTTATTTTATTCATACATTTTATTCGCACGGTACAAAATACTTGTAAAGTATTTGTTAATATAAACCTATATAAACCTATATAAACCTATATAAACCTATATAAACCTATATAAAGAAATATACAAGTCAATATAAGTTATACATGAAAATCATTATTGTCGGACCAGCTCAAAGTGGGAAAACAACTCTCCTGCACAAAGTAATTCGTACCAATCCCGGTATCACATTTTCAATCATATTAGATGGAATTGAAGGATTTGCTGCAGCACATGATATACTTCCCGGTATTCCCGCAAACATGAATTATATCCTAACAACTTGCTTGCTCGCTAATGTTCCTCCTGCTGTCCAAGCAGGAGCATTGATTTTAGATGTACCAACTATTCGAGGATTACCCGCACATGCCCCCGCACATGCCCCCGCACATGCCCCCGCACATGCCTAAGGATGTTTGATTCTAACAAACTCCGCTGTATCTATCATTAGGCGAACAACGATACCACGGATTGTTATACTTATTATAAGGTCCTCTAACTGCAGCAGAGATAGAAAAGGCTCCAAACTTTTCTAATGAACCAATAGCTAATTTGTATTTTTCTTGCTTGATCCATACATTTTTTAATTTCTCATAGGACGAGATATTCCCTTGTTGTGGCATTTTTATTATATGATTGATAATAAAAATTATCGCGAATCATCAGAATCATTTTTATGCGGATCTCCCTGTACAATATGTCCCGACTTATCAGAATACCAAACATGCCCATTTCCACATTCCCTGCATTTCCCTGCACAATTACACACAAATTCAGCTTCCGTTTCGCATACTGGACACAGAGATGCATCTCTCGCGTTATCTCTCGCGTTATCTCTCGCGTTATCTCTCGCGTTATCTCTCTCTGTAAAAGTAGCATAGCTAGATCTTGCGACGGATGAACGGTAATCAGTCCCAGAAGTCTCTGTATCCAGAGTTTTATATCTACTTGATTTTCCCTTAGGTGATTTTGGGTGAACATAACCAGAAATACTCAATTGTCTCCTTGCTCTTTCAATATCTGTCATTTATTGAAAGAACTATCTTTTTAGATAAATTTTTTACTAAATAGTATAAATACTATGTATAAGATAATCGCAATTACGATAACTACAAATCTGTGTTTCTTTTTATTCATACAACTGAGATAAACCATAAGAAATAAAATCAAATAAATAAACAAATATACACACGTGTCTTTAACACTTTCAGTCATATCTTCTTCAGTCAAGAAAAATAACGCTATAAGAGCAATAGGTATAATTTTTAATAAATCAAGATAGTTCATCGTTTATTATTCATTAGATTTTTCATTAGATTTTTCATTAGATTTTTGAGTATTTTCTATCACTATCTTCTGATATTTTTCTGCCAAAACAATAAAAGAATCAAACCATTCCCATACAACCCTTTTGTCATCCTCATCCAATAACGGCGATCTCCATAATTTTTTAAAACGATTGATTTTTCCCTTCTTTTCTACATCTCTGACATTATCTAATAACGTACAATGGTTGAGAAAAAAATCTTCGTTTCTTTCATTAACCATCTGTTTTAAAGGTAAAATTTTCATCGTAAAGTACTGCATAACATCGTCGATCGGAGCTTGATCCTTTATGTATATCCTAAAAATAACAAGATCACCGTTATCGGGAAACTGAGCAATTAACTCATCTAAAAAAGAAATTAACGCCACCTTAAAGGGTTTTAATATTTCTATCTTGGACATTTGTTATATAGATTCTAAGCTTTAAGTATATCTTTCATAATTTTGAGAATAACTAAACAAGACACCCAATACAACTAAATTTATTCTCCTCATATTTAAATTTGGTTATCCTAATAGATACAACATCCTTCTCGGATATATCATACCCATCAGAAGAAAAACAAATATCATTAAATAAATACCCCTCCATATTACTATGAGGTACTAATACTTGCATAATATCATTGATATTAACAAGTATTCCTTGTCTAAATACCATACATACAATTCCCGATAATTCCAGTCCTTCAACAGGTTTTAAAAGATCAACCTCGTATTTGACATTAAAAACAACCCTAAAGGTCTCTGGACTAATAATATTTTCTCCCAAATCAGTTATCCTATTAACCCTCAGTATATATCCATTTTCCTTCGTACACGTACCCTCCAAATGTTTTTTTAATTTTGTTAATATATGAGACCTAATATTTTTATCAAGATACTTAGAATCAATAGAAACTTTCTGTTTTATTATTTTTCGCATTAATTTTGATTTAATTTACTCTGCTAAGTTTATTTCAATTTGTAATTTCTATCTCAAATTAAGTTTCTGAATCAAAATAATCAATCCAATCGACACAACAACAGCCCCCGCAACATATATTATCCCATATAACATCCCACTCTTTAACCTATCCGTTACTCTTATAGGCAAAACATCTCCAGGAAAACGCAACGGATTAGATTCATTAGGATCAACTATCAAATCGTATGAAAATCTACACTGTTCATCACAATCTACCATTCGTGTAGGTACGCAATTTCTTCTACATAACCTCATAATAGAATCTTTATTATCCATCACACACTCCTTATTAATCGGTTCTTCATAAGAATCACCGCAACCATGCTCCTTAAGACCAATATAGATAGGATTATCGGGACCCCATATACCCTTACTACTACCACTCAATCTACAATTATCCCTACACGCAGCTATTATATCTTCACATGTTTCGTGACATCTATCATGTTTTCTTCCCTCAATTGTTGAACATGTCTGTCTACAAGATTTAACTATCGGTAAACATGCTTTCAAACAACATTTTACCAGCTCTACATTAGTAGCTTTTCTATACCTATTACCTTCCCAAACTGCCGAACACAATCCAAACGCTCCAGGAAGTAGTTGAAAACTCGGATTCATTTATATTAATCCACAATAAATATAATAATATTACACATATCACGTCAATTCTCTTTATGAGATTTTCGAGATATATAAATCCGTTACACACACAATTTTTGTGTAGCGCCCAAACAAAAAAATCAAGGCATGCAGCTTAAAAAATTTCGCCGAATATCGCTACATATCGCAAAATAGCGATACAGGTTTAAAGCGTTTCATTTCATTTCATAATTTTCGTGAAACCATATATCTTAATATGGTTTCCAAACTCATATATAAATAAATTCTGTAAATTTTAAATGAAAAGTTTTACATAACTTTTTCCGGAAAATAAAAGTCAAAAATCCGGATTTTTGGAGATATATAAATCCGCCACACACACAAAAATTGTGTGTGGCGGCAAAAATATATTTTTCAAGGCATTTGGCCTTGAATTAGTATGAGATTTTTCGAGAATAATCGAGATTTTTCGAGAATAGTTGATAATTTTCGAGATAAATTCTCGAAAATTAATTTAAAGATCATATTGTGGTTAATATAAATGGAGTGCAATTATTGCAAAAACAAATTCAAAAATAAGTATGTTTTGAAGAAGCATCAAAGTTCCGCTCAATATTGTTTAAAAATACAAAATAAAAACACTCAATTCACGTGTGAATTTTGCTGTAAAGGATTAACAACGAAGAGATGGCTTGTCAATCATTATCATTCTTGTATTAAATATAGGATACATGAAGCAACAAAAGAATATAAAAAGGAAATAAAGGAACTGAATATGAAATTGTATGAACAAAAACATGTATACGAAAAGCAGATTCAAGATCTCCAAAAGCAGATGCAAGAGATTGCTCTTAAAGCTGTGTCCAGGTCTACAACGACTAACAACAAGACTCAGATCAATAACTATATTCAGCACATGCAGCCTATTACTACGGATCATTTTCTAGAGCATACTCCACAACTTACTCTAGAACATATCCAGAAAGGTGCTTCTGGATATGCAGAATATGCTTTAGAATATCCTCTTAAAGATAGGGTGGTGTGTGTTGATTATGCGAGGAGAAAGATTAAATTTAAGGATGAGAAGGGGAATTTGATTACAGATCCGGAGATGAAGCGTCTAGCACCAATGTTTTTTAATAATATTAAAGGAAGGAGTAGTGAAATAGTGTTTGCCCAAAATACCCCAGATATGGATTCTGCGATGTTTGAGCAAGTAGCAAAGCTTTTTAATACCAATGCAGATGTGAGGAATGCTGCTGAAGGAGTAAAAAGCGAATTTTATCATGATTTCGTTAAACATGTGTGTTCTGGGAGTACTATGTTGGATTCTTGATCTGATAACATATTTTATTTAAATAATTCCTTCTCAAACTCTTCTCTAGAATATATAGGAACTCCTAACTTCGATGCTTTTTTTTCTTTGCTGTTTCCAGAGTTTTTGGAGTTAACTATCAACCCAGAAGTCTTTTTAGAAACAGACGTAGTTACTTTTCCCCCTCGATCCACAATCTTCTGTTCCATTTCCTTGCTTCTAAATCCAGAGAATACGAACTTTTTTCCAACGAGTACATCTGAGACCCTTGTATCGGTTTGGAAAGATACATATGGAGATATAGCATCGACAAAAGCGACTGCTATATCTATATTATTGTATACCTTACTTGCCATGATTTCAGAGAATCCTTCAACTTCCATTATTCTTTCTCTCAATCCTTCCTTATCTGCAACCAATAGGTCCGGAATATCAGTCATTAGTTGAATTACTCTCTTACGTCCTACCCCGAATCCAAACACACCACTCGCACCCAACAGCTCGGATGCTTTAATTTCCTGTAGACCATTGTGGATATTTGTTACGATTCTTGCAGCAGATTTTTTCTGAATTCCCTCTATTTCGACCAGATCATCCTGTTTTGCTGCGATGATTTTTAATAACGTGTCAATACCGTGATCGTACATCTTTTTCACCGTAGCCTGGCTAACATGTTTAATTCCCATTTTGGCGAAAAATTTCGAGAACATTTTTATTCTCATTGTTGCTATAATATCACTCCCGGCATCTGTGACTTTGAGATGCACGCGATTATCATCCCATACAAAATCAAACATCTCCCTATCTGGCCATTTCAGTTCATCGCATTCCTCAATAACATCCACAATATATGGTATAACTTCTTTGGATCGTGTAACATTTACAATAGCACCGGGGCCAATTTTTCTTTCTTGCATAAGTCCGGCATTACTCAATGTGACACGAGAAATTGTAACTCCAGGTAAATCAACTGGATCCAATATTGCTACTGGTATAATCTGGCCCCATGAAGAAACTGACCATTCTATATCTAGAACTGTTGTTTCTACAATGGTATCTTCTCCGCATACCTTAAAAGCAAATAGATAGGAAGGGTTTCCAGATCTATTTCTGTCATATGCAACATTGGATTGTACAACGATTCCATCGATCTCAAAATCAGACTTTTCCTTAAACTCGTTGTGTAATGCAACATAATCATCCATATTATTAGTTGTCCGAATTTTTTTATTCATCGCCGGTCTAAATCCAAGTCTTTCTAATTTTCTAAGTTGAGACGAAGGACGAGGCATCGTTTCGTCGCCTACGATTTCATAAACAATAAACTGTAGATCTTGTAGACCTTCGCGAACTGTTTTGGCACCGATAAGGCCAGTTACCATATTTCTGGAATGTTTGTAGGTTCTACCGTAGCCTTTGCTAGAGCGATATTCACCAACTCCATCGTATTTATACTTCATATCGAATGCTTTTTTCTCGATGATAAGTTCGCCTCTTACTACAATATTCTCCTCCATGTCTTTTATATCCGGTATCGTGTCAATATACTGGATTACGTAAGATATATCTGCGCCTATAGTTCCGTCACCACGTGTATATAATTTATTCTTTCCATTTTTACATACAAATAGTCCTGATACCCCGTCGAGTTTTTCTGTTATTAATAAATGTTCACATTTATTGTCAGCTAACCATCTATCCAGATCTTTTTGATCATTGGGAGTGATCTTAGAAGTACTGCCCATATAGTATGGTATTCTCACTCTATTTTCGTGTACCCTAATTTTTGCACCAACGGGAGGAACATAGTCTGGATCTCTTTTAACGAGAGTGCGCTTGAGTATGTCGTAACGATAATCTGGAAATGTGCTTTCGTCGGTATTGTAATATATGTCGTCTAGATATAATTTTAGTTGGTGGAGTGTTTTTAGGTCATCTGATCGTACGTGATGTTTGAATTTTTGATCATTATATTTCATGAATCTTTGAGAGATTTCCATTGCTATTTATTCTTAAATAGCAATGCTTATATTTCAATTTTTTTGACTTATCCTTATCCCTTCCTTATCCCTTCCTTATCCCTTCCTTATATCTTCCTTATATCTTACTTGATTATCACCAGGGAGTTAAACGTCAGGTTGTGCGTAGAAACATAAACTTCAATTGCCTGTAGGACAGATGGCAAAAATTTTTGAGTATCATTATTCGAGATTTCCGTTATATTTGTTGGCAAATTTCCTACAATCACAGTGAATCCTGCCCCAGGGATTTCCATAAATCTTACCTGGTTTAATTGTCCCCCACACCTCGAAGAGATGACGAAAATTTGAGAATGTTCAAATACGTTTGAGTGTTGACTAGACAACCTGATTAGCCACTGCCCAGAGTATATAGGCGTGGCTGAGGACTTGCTCATGATGAGATCCAAAGTCGATAGATCAACAAAAGCATGTGCCTTTCCAATGATTTCGTCAACTGAATTTTTTCTTTTCTTATCTTTTTCTTTGTTATTCATCACTTTCTCAGCTTTACATCCATTCTTGTCCTCCATTACAGAGGAAAATGATCTCGCAGCACCGCGAAGAATGTCCCTTTGGCTCCAAAGATTCAAATATTCGATCAACAGATTGGTTCGATAATCTGGGGTAATTGTGGAAAAAAGTACATCTCTGTATTTCTTGAGCCAAAAGATTTTCCATTCCACTCGGTGTCGAACGCATCCAATATCCTCACCGGTTTCTGGATGAAACTTGCTGGTTTTCAACCATTGGAATAATTCTTCTGTGTTGTATACACGACATTTGTTTTCTCCAATAAATACTTTACAAACAGAATGGTAAGGAATTCCTGGAGTAGTCTGTACACATGGAAGGGAAGAACGTCTTCTTTTGTCACGTTTCTTTTCCTTATTTTCTTCGAGTTGGAGAGACGAAATATTCAAATATGCTGTATGGGCGCATTGATGGCTCATGATTCGATACAAACAGATTTATCTCAAAAAATAATTCAATTTTAAATATCACGATTCCGCTCGACCAGAGGGAGATCTCGAGGTTTTAGGTGATTGGAAAAAAATATGTCTGAAAAATTTCTTCTCCATATTATAAATGAGTGAAACATACGAATTCATGCAAAAAAATGCTTTGCCAATAGTATTTGCTGTTTTAGTATTGGTGGGTCTTGGAATTGGTCTTTATTTTCTTTTTAGCGGGGGTAATGGGGACGGTGCTGGTTGTAAATCACAGGCCGATTGTGGGAAAAATATGTTATGTTACAAATCTAAGTGTACAAGCTGTAATAAACTGAAAGTCGTTCCGGGAGATTTACATAATTCTAATGGCGGACAATCGGCAGAAATGTGGGTAGACGGAACTGTTGGGGAAAGCGAAACGACTACATTGGTCTATTCACCCCCTGGTGATTATTGTGATGGTTACGATGGGACTTTCACAGCTTCTGGTATGTCACAATGTATAAAGATTATGAGTAAGGACCAGTTTATATTATCCGAACTGCAAAGTGGTCTTTCTTTAGCATATAATAGGAGTAAAGGTAATACTTTTGTTAGCGATCCCATAGAAGGGAAGCAATTCTATATGTATCCAGTAGGTTGTTCATATGAACCTGACGACCCTACACCAGATCCTACTGGAAACATACTTCCCGGGGATAAGTCTAATAGCGGAGAATTAGACATGTGGGTATACAAAGGCAATGACGGTCGTGAGACAACTTTTTTTGTACGGAAGAATGACAATTGCTCATATCTTTCTATGCGGACTGCTACCAATATAGAATACTGTTTCGAACTTATAGATGAAAATAGTTTTAAAGTGATGTATAGTGATACTGATGTAATTTACACAAGAACCAATGGTAATGTTTTTTCAGATGGTAAAGGGGTGACAATCAGGGAATACTAATATGATTAAGATTTAATTCGTATCGATACTAGAACCCTGTACTTTTAATGCACTTTCTGGGAGAGTGATCCTTTTGCCATTTATTGTTACGACAGGATTTACATTTATACCCGATTGAGTCTTGTTGGGAATTGGGTTTCCCCTAGATTTTCCCCTAGATTTTCCCCTAGAATTGATTTATATCGCATGTTTGACTAAACATTTTTATGAGTTTGTTGGCATAGCTTGAGGTCATATAAGATGGTATTAATATGATCCCCCTAGAAGAAATCCGACGATGAAGGTCAAAGCACCGTAACCACCTACTTTAGCTTTAGAAATTTTATTATCTTTATCTACGTCTTCTGAAATGGATTTCCATTGTAGTGTACATCCCCATATAAATAGAGACATTATCAGTATGATTAAGAACGATGTCATGAACATTTTGATTCCTTGTGATTTAGCTTTTTTCATGGCCACGGCTTGAATACTTTCTACATGACCTGCATTTTTTCCCGGCACTTACTCCTTTGCTAACAATACTTCTCATACCAAAAACAGTTGGAACAAGTAGAAAAACATTTACAAATAACCCGACAAAGAATGTCAGAGCTGTTAATCGGCTTATCTTAGTTTTTGTAGTTTTTCCGGTTTCATCTATATCTTTAGAAATAGTTTCCCATTGTTTTACTGCACCCATCCGAAACCAACCAGTATTAATAGGGATAATAAAATTAAACCTAAACCGTATCTGAAAATCAATGATTTTCAGATATTTCCATTTAGTTTAATCCAATATTAAACTAAATGGAAATATAAATCTATCTACGTACAGTACCCAGCAGTTCTAAAAACTATATACTTGTTTGCATTTTGTTGTTGGGGCAAACGGGTTACATTGGGTTTGTAGATACAAGTTTCTCATTACTTGTTCAAAACCACCTAATATTTCTTCTAAACTTCCACAATGGGTCCTTAATTCGAAAACTTTTGATGTATCACCTCCAGAAATACTATCTACAATAGTCTGAGTTGTTTCTAAATGATTAATAAATAGAGAGACGTAGTATCTGAAATCTTTTGTGTGCGATTTCGATGTAGAATCAAGTAATTCTAAGTTTTCTAGGCCGTCAAGCAGGTCAATATACTTATTGGCTTCGTTTCTAACGAAACTGATCTCTTCGAGAAACAGATCTGATTTTCCCTGAATTAGATCTAGATCATTCTCGGCATTCAAATCAACAATGTCTCTGGTATAATCAAGGCAACTATATGCATTTGTACCAATTAGGACTAAAAATAAAAATAAAAATTGCATTTATTTAAACGGATCAAACTTTAAATTGATTTTTATTTTGAAATATGTTAGATGTTTCAAAATGGAATCGATACTCGATACACATTATAGAATTGCCCGTGACGTTGAATTATGTCAGCACGCCGGTAAAATCCCTAAGGCCCGAAACGTGAAAGAATTTTGGGAGAAACTGAATAAAGAAACAAAAACTTTCACAATACTGCTATACGACGAATCTTTCGATAAGATGACTACTGGATTGTTACCGTCGTGTAGTTGTGGGTGTCATTTCAATATAATGAATGCACAGTGTGATATGTTACCAAAAAAATTGAACGAAATAATATGGGGATATTCTAGTTAGTTTACCCGAATATTTACTAATGATTATTTATTATAATGACGATTATAATAAATGAAGCTAACAAAGAATCATTGGCTAGGATTGTTATGTGCAGAAATAGCAGCGGTGCTGGTATGGATGTATATAATACTGGTTACACACCCGAATAAGCCCTTTTCTGAAGTTTTAGATGGACACAAATGGATAGGATTGGTATTTTCGATTTTTCTAGCAGCTTTTGCATGGGGTAGACTTATATTTGCATCCGATAATAAATGATTATTTTCATATTATATAAATAATATGTCAAGATAAGAATATTTATTCTATATCTATTAGCATATTTAACTTTGTTCCCACTGTCTATATATTTTATCTTTTTGTTCTGGAGAAAGCCTTCTCTCTAACGCGTTATCTATAACTCGAAGTGTATAATTTTCTATTTGAACTGAGGGGAAATCTAGTGGGGTCTGTATCATCGGATTGAGAACATTTTGAATAAACATTCTAATGTATGGACACAATCTTTTTACATCAATGGGTCTCCTTTTTTCTTTGGAATATCTATTTAGCCTAACCATCCCTGCTAGGCTAGACAACACATGAATCCCTCTCAATTCAATTATTATATTATCTTTGCCTTCTACGCCCCATTCCATATAATCTTGTACATTAAACGTTTTTGTAAAAACAACATATCCCTCTTCGTACTTTACAGGAGCAGGAGGGTTGGCTCTTGCTATCAATGAATATGGTTCTATAGTATTAACTCTGTCTATTATGGCAATTCTTTCTATGTTTTTCATTTCATCGCTAGGAATAGTAACAATACTTAATTTCGGAACTTTAACCTTCCCTTCAAACCCTGGTCTAGCACGAATTTGATACATAGGTGTAAATGGAACGAGAAAAAATCTTAAATAAAATTGCTTGCATATTTTCTGATCAATTCCAGTATAACCATTAACAAAAGCCATATTAGTGGCCCATATTTCATAGAATTCTTTACCTGAATCGGTTAAAACTTTATCATATATGATCCTTAGATTAGATCGCAATTTTAGTAAAATTAAAGATTTCCCGTATGCCTCACTGCCCCGCTTTCTTAGTGTTTGAATCAAATCTATTGATATTAGGTAAGAATTTGTAAGAATAATTAGAGCAACTACATCCATTTGGTCACTAATACCACTTCCTTCAACTTCCACCCATGACGTAATTCCTAAAGACTGCAATTGTACGGCTGAATCATACAAAGATCTTCTAATTTGTTTTAATACCAATAACGATGGTCCTATAGATCTACAAGATTTTTGATCTTTTGTTTCACATGTATTTAAGAGATTACTAAAAAAAGTAAACACCGAGATAACATATTTCAATCTAATACCCATTGTTAATTGTGGTTTACCTGAGACCGTATTCAGCAATTCTCTATAAAACCATTCCATCTTACCTTCTCTAACAGTCCCTGGTATAGATCTGGCGCAATCTTTAAAAATTCCCAAACGAGATGTTTTCCCACGAGTTTCATTATACGGCATATTAATAATTGTTAAAACAGGGTATTTTTTTTCATCTATAGTGATCGCCTTTGCTGATACCATTCCAAGCCAAAATTTTTGAAATTCCTCACATGTTGATAAAAACGATTTTACGTCAAATTGTGTCTCGCTCGTAGATCGAAAAACACCTAATTGTGCTTCTAAACCATAAAGACAGTCAGTTTTTAGGATTTTACCTTTTTTGTCACCCCTACGTTTAGCTAAATCGGTAGCATCCAAAGATATAGTCCAGTTTGATCCCATTATTGCTGGAGTTTTTGTTATTATACCAGGGGGAAGCTGTTGATTTTCAAAAAAAACTAGAGCTGTAGTGTCCCATTCTATACCAAACGATGTCATTTAATTTATTAATAAGATTTTAATAAGATTTTAATATACTTAAAGTATATTAAATCAAAATCTAAATTATATATCCTCAATTACATAGCAATATTCATCATTTTTTCTAGTTCCTGTAGGTCAGCATCTTTTCTATTTCTTTTCTTCTCGACATGAACAGTACCCATAAGTTCTTCAAGCTGCCGAAGTTCATCCTCTTCTCTCATCATTTCTTTATTCTTTTCTTTATTCTTCTCTTTATTCTTCTCTTTATTCTTCTCTTTCTTTTCCTCAAACATACCCGTTTCGATATCATTCTCTTCCTCACCCATTTCTAACTCTGCCAATAGTTCTTCATCGTCATGTTCTTCCCCAAACGATTGAGCCATAACTGAGGCAATCTCATTAGAGGCATCAAGATTTGCAGCAATGTCATCCATCAACTCCCCGATATCATCAGGATCAAGAGACTTGGACATCTTCTCGATGATATTCTTCCCTTGTCTCATCGATTTAATCGTATCTTTGGTAGCTATTCCCTGCTGAATAGCAAAAATCTGCATCTCCAAATTTTCCCTCTGTCCATAGATAGACGCCAAATGTTTATCATTCATCTTAACCCTTTTCAACAAGAGGAGTGCCTTCTTTTTATTGGTTTTAACACAAGCGCGCGCTTGTGTTCTAAATTTTTCATTATTCTTTTCGAGATAGATTTCGCGCTTCTCCAACGTTTTTAGAGTAACGTTTATATTCTGAATAACCTGTTGCGGAGACGGAGTCTCCTGTTTTTTACTCTTGCCAAATAGGTTGAAAAAGCTCATCCTTGTTATATTATAATATTTATTCTCTAAAAATCAATTTTTTTAATCTAAGGGCCATGACCTCCTCCATGACCTCCTCCTCCATGACCTCCTCCTCCATGACCTCCTCCTCCTCCTCCATGACCTCCTCCATGACCTCCTCCATGACCACCCCAATGACCACCCCAATGACCTCCATGACCTCCCCGATAAAATCGCCTTCTAAAGCGGCGCCTCGGAAATCTGTATCGATATGAATAAGGATAACCATAAGAATAAGGATATGTATATGTATATGTAGGGTATACAGCAACTTGTCCACATCCATCATCTACACAATCCTGTTGTTGAGCATATTTCCCGTCTTTGGTAGGTTGACATTGGTTGTTAACACAATTCCACCTATCGGGAGAGACGTCTATTGGTGGACAATTGGCAATACAATCATCACGTGTTGAATATTTTCCTCCTACTATTCGTTGACATGAATCACCTTTGCAAGTCCATTTTTTATATACTGTCTCAAACAATGCGACAGCAATTACGGCAGATATTACAAGGGCTGATATAATATATAGAAATGTTCTATTACTCATTTATATATAATAAGAAATAATAAAATAAAAAAATCTAAACACACCCAACTTATATGAATTAAAGAACAACTCCAAATATATATAAATGTCATCCTATAGAATTATTATTGAGAAGGAATACTACCCACTTTCCTTAACCAGAAAAAAACCCATTATTGGTTGTTTAATGATGGTCAAAGACGAAGAAAAACGTCTCCATGTATCTTTGGATAGTGTGACCGGAACAGTAGATTGTTTTATTATTTACGACACGGGATCTACCGATTCAACAATAGAAATTATTAAAAACCATTGCGAAAAACACAAAATAAATCTATACATGATCGGTGGTGATTTCGTCAATTTTTCGGTATCTAGAAACGTCTCATTAGATTACGCAGATACAAAAAACGTTCATTTCTATGTCTTACTCGATGTTAACGATGAACTCCGCAATGGAGATAAACTACTAGAATTCGCTAAAAAAGAAAAAGACTCTAAAAATAACGCATATCTTATGTGCCAACACTGGTGGTCGGGAGAATACAATAAATATTTCAATACTCGTTTCGTCAGAGCAAGATCTAACTGGCGATACAAAGGCTCTGTCCACGAATGGTTGTGTGACATGAATGAACCGCCTGGACCCTCTGTATTACGTATGCCAGATGACATTGTTCTTTATCAGGACAGAACAAAAGACAATAACAAATCTGCTAAAAGATTCGCTCGAGATAAGGTACTACTCCTGGCAGATCACAAGAAAAATAGAAAAGAGCCACGAACTCTTTTCTACTTAGCACAAACTTGTTTCTGTCTTCAAGATCCTGAAGAAGCTTTCTATTACTACAAATTGAGATCAGAACTTGAAGGTTTCCAAGAAGAAAAATTTCATGCATTCTTAAGGTGCGGTGAACTTTCACAAAAATTAGGTCACACCTGGCATGATTCATTAGGCTACTACATGAAAGCTATTGAACATTCATCCACAAGAGCTGAACCAATGATTAGAATAGCTCAATACTACAACACAAAAAAGAAATGGCTGTTGGCATTTACATTCGCAAATCTCGCTTGTTCCATATCTTACCCACACCACTGTATATTATTTGTCGATAAATATGCCTACGATTACACCCGTTGGCATCTCCTGGGCATAGTAGCCTATTACTGTGGTAAATACGAGGAAGGTAAGAAAGCGTGTCTAAAAGCGATAGAAGGAGGACTGAATGTTGACCTAGATAAGAGTAATCTAGAATTTTATGAGAAGAAATTAGTTGAGATCACAGACTCCAAGAGACCATTGACCAAAAAACAATTTATCCAATCAGAAATTGATAAATTGAGAAAGAGTGGCACCAAAATATCTTTGAAAAAGATGAAAAGATTGGCAGCAAACAAGTGGAAAAATAGATTTAAGGCCAATTAATAATAATCACATTCGTTAGTTGGATCGTACTTTACCTTGAATCCTGATCCTCGACGAAGATGAGGTTGATCGATCTTATTCTTCTCGGTTCTCCCAGAATTGGACCTCTTAGATTTGGTCTTAGTTTTTCCAGACTCTTTGACCTTCTTTTCAGGTACCATTTCTGGTATATTTTGTAAGTATTCGTGCGTATCTCTGACGCGAAAAGACATATTTCTTATGAGCTAACTATTCTATAAATCATTTCACAGATAATTATTTAAATATATTAGTTTATATAAATAAACATGGTATCTATCAACCCCGGAGTTCAAGCATATGATATGCGCCAGTTCTATGACTTTCCCGATCTAAGAAGCAAAAAACAAGTTAAATGTTCCTTACCCGATAATACCTTAATGGGTATTATATATAACAACCCTGATTTTTCTATTTTTGCCGGTATAGTAGAAAAAGCACACTACGGTGGAAAATTATCTGAAAAGCAAGCAAATTTTACATTATTCGTCCCATCGGATACATACCTAAAACAAAAATACCCTAAACAATATTTTGATAATATGGATGATGGTTTAGCCCGACAAATCCTCGCCTTCTCAATGATGAAAAGAAAATTGGACCAAAATCTGCTACAAGCCAGCCCTGTAAGTCTATACCCTACAATCGACCGCTCAAATTTAATGCAAATAGATACTATTAGCGGTGTCTCCCGTCTGAATAATTGTACAACTGTTATTCACTGGAACCACCCGGCAGACAATGGTATTATTCATGTAATTGACGATCTCCTCATTCCAGTAAGCGTAACCGGGAAAAGAACATGGTCAGCCTATATTTAGTTGATGCCCTAAATAATACGCCAAAAATACAGTTATACTAAACATAGATACAACATATATTGTTTTTGTTATTATATGTTTACCAGACCATCTAAAACTCCTAAATATAGATAACACTAATTCATTAAATCCTAAAGCCGTTGCCATCGCCAGTGAATAGAGAAGAATTATTGTAATATTATCTCTGATGTTATTTTTCCTCTCTTCAGTCAAAACTTTATCTCCTGAACTCATTTATTATACAGTCGTATAATAAATGTTATGCAATATATGAAATATCTTTGCTAGTAGTCGTTAGTAATTCTTTTACTCCTCTACAAGAATATATCCTACATATATATTCTTGCTCATGTATCAGACAATGAACTTTCCCTCTATATTTCTTGGCCACTAAATTTCCTGCGAAAGGGCATTTGCGCTTATTTACAGGATTTATATGCATTTTTTTCAGATTTATCGGTTCATATTGATAGGGTCTCTTGCGTTTTTTCGTAAACATAATATTTCTCCTCTTGAATTGTGGATTAATTTGGGGATTACAGCAAGATAACATTTATTTCTGGTAGTTTAGTTATAAATCAAATTTGTTCCGATACCATTCTCTCCAGTCTTGGGAAAAACTGGAGATGATCTAGAATCTTTGCCTTAGCTTTTCTTATATAAGGTAACCTTTTCTCCCACCAATTTTCTTCTATAGCCTTCTTAATTTTCTCATAATCCTTCTCAAAATTAGATAATTCAAGATATACAAACGCTTTCTTGTCTATATAATCTCTAACATTATGACAACCTGAATAAAATACCAAACACTCTGCCATTATCCCATCAATAAGTTTCTCTGTATAATAATTCTTTATCCTATGATTTTCAACATTAAAGGCATACTTATATGGAAACATAGCATTATCCTTCTCATGAGGCGGTAAAGATCCCTTGTAATTCGCATATTCCCATTTATTATTTCCAAACACATGAACTGGAAAATCCTTACTATCCAGGTACTTGACAAAATCAACCCTCTTTATGTGGCCTGGATCCCGGTATTTATCACTAAGAACAGTAGATAAAACAGAACCTAAATTATCGTCTTTTACTATCTTCATTTCTTTTAATTCAGTATACGTTTTACTAAGATGCCATTCATTATTATTATACTCATCCTCGTGATAACATACCTTAAAAAACTTATCCGGATCAGGTCTAGACCATTCTCCCCACCCTTTATTTTTACCCATATGAGGCTCCATCCTAAAGATAATCGTTTTTGATGGATCTGGATTAATATTTTTAGGTGGGGCATTTACTACAACAAAATAATCAGGGTCATCATCAAGAACAAGAGTTACTTTACCCCATGTGTAATTTCCTTTACTCATCTTATTCCACAACTCACGAAGATTTTTAGACGATGTCCAGTTACACAATAATTTAACTCTCACTTGATCATTTTTTCTAGCAACTTCAGCGGGGACTTCAGCGGGGACTTCAGCGGGGACTTCAGCGGGGACTTCAGCGGGGACTTCAGCGGGGACTTCAGCGGGGACTTCAGCGGGGACTTCAGCGGGGACTTCAGCGGGGACTTCAGCGGG